GGAAATGTTTAAGGAGGCCGAAGTTTTGCCTGGAATGGCTAAGGGTGTAGGTGAGTTTGCCGTTGATGCAGCCCTGACTGTTCCACGGGCTAAAGCTGCTATGTATGCCGACCCTGAGGGCTCAAAAGAGTTTGTGGGTAAGGTTGCCTCTGGTGACCGTGAAGCACGTAAGAAGCTTGCTACAGGCGCATCTGAGTCAATGGTGGAGCCTGCCGCGACTATGGGTGACGCTGCGCTGGCTAAGTATGCTGCCGAAGAGGGTAAGTACGGTGAGGCTGCTCTGTATGGTGGAATGATTCTGTTGCCTGGAGTCTTGCAGCTTTTGGGTAAATCAATGTCCAAGGGTTGGTTGAAGAGTGCTGCTGAAGCGGGCGAAGAGATTCCTGACGAAGCCGCTAAGAAGATGAACGATCTTGCGAAGCGTGTAGACGAAGGAAAGGTCACAGACGACATGCAGATTCGTCGTGAGTTGGCTCAGATCGAAGACGATCATGCATATGATTATCAGGCGTCGTTAGGTGATCGTGACACAGACTTTGACTTTGAGTCAGTTAGCGGCAAGCCCCCAGGCGGTGGTGGTCGTTCTAGATTTCAAAATTTCGAGGAAGACTTGCGACGTATTGCTATAGAGCGAGACCAGTTTGAATTAACCGGTAGTGAACCTAGCGGTGTTTTACCCGATCAAGCTACTTTAGATGAGTTGCAGGAACTTGATTATTTGATGGGTCAGCATGATGGTCCTCTGTCGGCTCAACAAATAAACCAGCGTCGTACAGAAATTATGGAAGAATTCTACGCTAACAATCCTCAGTTGAGGGGCGGAGGCACCCCAGGCGGCGGTGGAGTAGCTGCGTTCAAGGCAAATGAGGCTGCTAAACAAGAATACCGCAGGTCTAAGGGGCTTGGTGTCTATGAGCCCGAGTTGTCGTCACCTAAGTTTGGTTTGTCGAATCAAGGTCATCACAATGTTGTAGAGGATTTGGGTCCGCTTCTTCCCGAAGACAGATACCTGCTTGAAGAATTTTCAGGTAAATACAATCTTAGCGAAACAGAGTTGCGTCAGTTGCGGGATGAGTATGTAGCCTATGGATACGATGATTTCCCAGGAAGGTCTGAGCGTGGTTTTGAAGAGATTGATATCCCCGGCAGTCTCCCAATCGGTGGTCGTGTTCCAGAGTTTACTGAAGACACCGGAATAGATCAGTATAAAAAATTAGTTATGTCATTTGCCGACGAGGGTCGTCCGTTCTCATTTACTGAGGTTTTCACAGATCCTTCTCAGCCTTTTGACCAAGATCTTTATAAGGCTGTTGATGAACTTGTAGCCGAGGGACGTATTTCTGGACCAAGTCCTTTCGACGACAATGTATATGATGAATTTGGTCGCCCTTTAACTCACGATACGATGGTTTATACCAAGACCCCATCCGGCGGCGGAAGATATAGCGTTCTTGACGAAGGTTGGGGCGGTGATTCAAAATTAACCAACCGATACATCAATGAAATGCAGGATAAGTTGTATGGTGAAGTCCAAGGAAAGTTACCTAAATCTGTTTATAGAGACCAGTTGATAAAGCTTCAAAGAATGGGTGAGCAAGAGGCTGCGATAATTTCTGGTGATCTTGAGATAAGTCGCGCTCATGCCGAGCAAATCTTTGCTGATAATGCCGACACGCGCCAAAAGATGGCTGAATTTATCCAGCGTCGAGAAGGCGGTCGTAGCATTGACGATATTGAGGGACCGTCTGAGGCTGAGATCCAACAAATGATCGAGCAGAGTCGGTTTGGTGATCCTGAGGAATTAGAAATGCTGAAAGAAGATATGCGCCGTTTGGCTGAGTTGCAGCAGCGGGCTCAGCTTGAACCTGGTCGTGTTCGAGGTACGCGGACTCCGAGCGTTCCTGGTGCGTCAAGTAAAGTACCTGAGGGTACTTCTCGTGCAGAGCGTAAGGGTACTCCGCGTGAACGACCGAAGAAAAAGGAATAAGTCTCCCCTACCTTTCATCTATGTCGATTGGGCTGTAGTTGCTTTTGCATGGTCGATTCCTGCCGGGTGATTGGTAGGGGCTTTTCTGGTTGATGTTTTTGTTCGTTGTGCTAAGATTTCCTTACGCAATTATGCGTATGTGTACCCCCTTGAGGGGATGGAGAAATCATGGCTAGAGTTAAACAAAGAGAAGTAGCCCCTGGTATTACCAAGCTTGCTTCAAACGCAATGCGAGTAAAGTTTTCGGAAGCAGTATCGGCTAATGATATTGTGGTTCCTACGGGAATTACGAGTTCGGGTATTATGTCGGTTCATAAGGCAGATGCGGCTGTAATTACAAAGTGTCGCGGACCTTTTTATATTGTAGAAACCGCATACGGTTCAGGGGATTTCGGTATTGCTTACCCTAGTCTATTGATTAAGAACATTAACACTAGTTCAGCCGGTGTTGGTGATGCTGTTTACCTCAACACAGGAAACTCAGCCGGTGGTTACGTGCTTGGTTCTGTACCGGCTGCTACTGCTGATGCGGGAGCGTTTTCATTGAACGTTCGTATTGGTCGAGTAATCTCGTCTCATGCAACTACAGGTTCGATTTGGGTCTCTGGTGGTGGAGATCACGGAGCCTTGGTTGGTAAGGTTACTGGTGGTGGTGACACAACCATTACGGTAACTGGGTTTACCGCTGAATTGGACGGTGCTCCGGTTGTCTGTACTCAAGCTGGTGATTCTGCTGGTTCTGTTGATGCAGCAATTGAGCGTGCCGTGATTGCTTCGGGTACGTTGACTATCACAGCTAACGGTGCCCTAGATAGTAACGACGTCATTACATACGTCATCTACGCCTAATCAACGTAGACAAAGAAAAGCCCCCGGTCGCTTAGGCAATCGGGGGTTTTTTATTTATTGACGAAGAAGCAATTCGTGTTCAACCATTGCAGCCTTTCTTAGACCATTCATAATTTCTTCGTATGACCTGGGGTCTCCACCTTCGGTTGCAGCAGCCGTATCTGGTCCCATATTCATAAGCTTCATACCTTCGGGTACTGGCTCAGGTTCGGGTACGGGTTCTGGTTCTGGTTCTGGTTCGGGCTCTGGTTTCGCCTCGACCACCACTTCTTTCGGGAAGAGTCCGCGAACCATTTTGATTGCTTTATCAGGTGGGATATTTGCTTTTGCCAAGTCACAAAACTGATCGAAAGCTTCATCGTTGTCGTATATATCTTTGTGTTCTGTGACCAACCACTTCTCGAGAGCATCTACTTGTGCTTCGGTTTGTTGTGTTTCAAAGTGCTCAAACTTACCATTTAATTCTTGGTAATTTTTTAGTGCTTCGTCTCGTTCTCTCGCAGCCTCTTCCATTTCTTTGCCGTGAGATCGAACAGCTTTTTCGTGTGCCTCTTCTGCGTCACGACGAAGCATTCTCATAGCTGTTTTGTGTGCTACTTTTAGTTCGTCGATTTCTTTTTGTTTTTCGACCATTGGGTTTACGTCACCGTTAAGCCAACGCTGAACCCGTATTTCTTGGTCTCTTACCTCATTGACGCGATCTTCGATTTCACGACGTTGCTTAGCCAACTCTTGATACTTGTTTGTGTATCCTCTTTGCCAGTTTTGGTATTTTTCTTCGATACCATTTAGCAGCGTTTCTCGCTTATCTTGATCGAGACTTTGAATCCATTCAGAGTCTCTAAGGCTATCAAACTCTCCGTTCCACTCGAAGACTGCGGGCACCTCAATTTCTTCTTCAGCTTCGACAGGAGCAGCCTCTTCAACCGTATCTGTGGTGGCATCAGAAGGTTCGACACCACTTGTTTCAACGATGGCCTCACCGCCCCCTTCGGGTGCAGTGTCGGCAACTTCAGCGACTTCTGTCGTAGTGGCCTCAACTGTTTCATTATCCTCATTCCACATTGATTACATTCCTCCTGGCGGCATCATTTCTGGTGGCAGACCTGCTGCTTCCGGTTCTGCGGGCGCTGCGGGTTCTTCTGGTTGATTTTTCATATCCCGCGCAGCAATCACTTCGAGTTGCATCAGAATGTTAAAATCATCTGCGATAATCTTCGCAAGATCTTCAGGGCTCTTACCCTGTGTCGATGCCAACTGTTGTGCGGCTTGGTAAAGCATTTCAGCACGTTCAGGTGACACACCAAGTGTTTCAACGAGTGCACTAAGATCCTGTGACTCAGCTTCTTCTGGAGCGTCTTCCGCAGGCTCACCCTCAGTAGGCTCACCTTCTGCGTCTGGTCCAAGTGCTGAATCAAGTTGGTTGATGATGTCACCAAGCCTTTCGCTTTCCTCATTTAGTGCTGCGGCCTCACCACCACCTTCATCTGGTGCAGGGCTCGCCTGACCTTCTTCGTATCCAGGTTCTCCTGGGTATGGCAGTCGTTGTCCGGTTTTTGGGTCAGTTGGCATGGGTTACTCCTGCGGTGTCGTACCGCTATGGTTTAGTTTAAATCAGTTGAGTTGACAACATCAAGTGTAGGATCAACAAGTTCAAATGCGGCGGCTAGTCCTAGCGCTCGAATAAATTTATTTGGTAGAGATCGCTGTTCTCCTGACGCTTTATCTTCGTAGACGGTTGAGTCTCTTATTGTGTCATCTTTTATTTGTTTTAGTGCGCGACCATTTTGGTCGGCTACGTGTTGTGCGTACTCGACTTTTTCTACATCAGACAACAGATTCCTAAGATTCTTTCGTCGCATCATTTAGATCCTTCGGCTGGTGGCGCAGCTTTCTTTTTCGTACGCCCTTCGGCCTTATATCTTTTTTTCGCCTCCGAGATTTCCTTCAACATTTTACCGTCGACACCTCGGTCTTTTTTACGCTGCCAGCTACCTTGTCTTATCGTATCTATTCGATCGGATTTTTTAGAATCTGATTCGTATTCGATTTGTACCTGTTTTCCTGGAAAGCGTTTTTCGATTGTTGCTACGCATCGGTCATAGTCTTCTTTTGTTTCTGCTTTACCGAGCACACCGAAGTCGACAGGAACAAACGATCCGTAGCCTTGTCCCTTAATGGCGCATGTAAAGCCTTTGAAACTCATCTTGCGTTTGCTGCCGCACTCAGGGCAGTCAGGTGGACCTTCCGAGGTACGGTAGAACACTTCGTACTCAAAGAAGTCGCAGCCAGTACACTCAATATTGTTTGTTCTAAAACTCATCGCTTATACTCTTCGGTTCGTTCAGGTCGATCTGGGGATATATTCTAGATACCCTTTCTCGCATACGATCAGACAATGGCTTTGGGTTCATGCGATACATATCGTTACCAGCCTCATCGGGTCCACCAGTCAACTCATATGTCTTCTCATCAGACATTAAGCTTCGCCCCTAATGGGCGCCCCGCCGCCTCCTGGTAGCGATTCTTCTGCGCCTTCCACGGGCGCTTCACCTCCAGATTGTTGTTGAGCCATCGCCATAACCATCGCCTCGGCTTCTTCGGGAGGCAGCGATGCTAGCAGTTGCTGTAGTTGTGCTTGCTCCTTAGCCTCCATAGCAGGCTTTCCTGCCGCTGCCCCACCAAGTTTAGCTTGCTGCTCAGCCTGAATAAGAGCCTGTTGTTGTGCTGCCATGGCTTGTTGTTGTGCGATAATCTCTGCTTCTGGAATCATAATTCGGGCAGGTAGTCCAAGGTTGGTTAGAATTTCTTCCGTCAATCTTCGAACATCCACATTTTGGTTTTGAGACAAGAATGGTAGCAGTTGAATCAGTGTTTCTGCCATCATTCCAGGGTTGCGCCTAATTGGGTTGTGCCCAACCATTTCAAAGTCGACATCAATCTCAATAAGATTTTGGTGGTTCAATTCCTCCCACTTGTTGCTACCTGAAATTCGAATCAACCTCTTTTCACGCATATACTTTTTGCAGAGGTAAAAAACCTTTTTAGCCACATCTTCAAGTGCGTCATTAAGGTGACCTTCTCTTGTTGCGAGACGGGTTCGTAGTTGGGCATCGATGATGGCCATTTCGGTGGCGGTTCGTGCCCCAGCGACCTGGCCTCGGGCGGCTTCAGCAAGTGCTGAAATAAAAGCAGCATCGTCTTCCTGTCGAGCGATGAATTCTTTAACACCTGCGGGGCTATCGGGTATGGGCATTTCGTAGAATAGTGTAGCTAAACTACGTAAGGCGTCACTGTTTGATGGGTTGATTCCTACAAACGATCCCGCAGAAGACTCTACTGCTTTGTTTAAATCTTCTTCTGTGAGTCGACCTGAGTCATACATCACTCGTGGGATTTGCAGGTACGTGATTTGCTTCATGTGTGTCAGCAGATCATTGATTGTCTCTTGTTGTTTCAAGACAAGCTGCACTTCACTGAGACCTGTGCAGTCGATTCCTGATTGATTCAGTGTGAACATCGAGTATGGGATGTAGTCGATTTTATCTTCGAATACGACAGCATCAGCTTGTTTGATGTAGTGCTGTATCATACCGCGTTCGCGGTCATAGTATTCGTATACCGTCACCCATTGAAACGCATCACGTACATGGTTGGTCTGATTCTTTTGATTGTCATCAAGCAACCACTTCGGGTATCGATCTGGTCGAATTTCCTTTACCAATTCAGCTTTATATTGACCTGACTTGACTCGTTGCTTAAATTCTTCGAATGAGATTACCGTGGCTTCAATCCAGTAACGGATATCATCTGGATCTCGAACGGTTAGGTCAAAGAAAACGCTGGATGGGTTAATCGCTCGGACAATTGGAATATCTTTTTTTGAGTCCCAGCCGGTTTTAAAGATTCCCCGTTTGCATAATACGGCATCGATTAGTGCTGTTGCCGCTTTTCGCCTAAACCTGTTTGATTCAAATACATATTCAATCAGTCCCGTTACAGCAGGTGCAGCATCTTGAGACAGTGGTGTTCTTGCTACCGCACCCACTGATGGGTTTGGGCCGAGTAGAGCACTCACCGCTGTATCTGCGATGGCGTAGATTAGGTTTTTCGAGCACAGATAAGATGACTGACTAAGTCCTTGAATATCGCTATCACTAGATGCGAAGAAATTACCTCGATAAAATCGTCTCGCTTTATCGAAATCTTTTTTCTCGGCACGCTTGTAATAGTCAAGGTGTCTATCAATTAATTTAGATAGCTTAGAAGCCATATCACTATCTCCGTTTAGATATTATTTTTGGCTCTGAATTTGTTCCATCGCTTTGTCTTCTTTACTTGCAAGACCCCCAGCCTTCTTCTCAGCTTCTACCTGACCTTTCAACCTTGCGAGCATTTTTGCTCGCTCTTCATCCGTCATGCCCTGAATTTTCTTTGTCTTTTCGTTGTCAGAATCTTTGGCTTCTTTGGCCATTTGATCTTTTGCTGCGTTGTAATCTTGGTTTGCCATTTTATTTCCATATCTGTGATGCGGGTTTAAAAACTGTTTTTGCTGATTGAAGTTTTTTCGACTTAACTCGATCGAGTTGTTTGATTGTAATCTGTCCTGGAATGTAATCCGATTCTACAGCAGATGTCTCTTGAGTAAAATGTCTGCGAGCAAGAATGTCTGCTGCCATAACGGCAGTCCTTGCTCGGTCAAAGTGGTGAACCGTTCCATCTTCTCCGCGCACACGCTTCTTTCGTGTGCCGTCATAGTTGAGTAGCTGGTGTAACATACCACGACTACGAATATTTAGTTCTTTTTCCCGCAGCATACGTACTAGTCGTGCTTCGGATTCTTGAATACGTTTCTGTGTGGCGTACCAACCAGGGTGGTTTCTGTCCGTCCACAATAGGTTTCGCGTATCTTGATCTTTTAAGATTGCGATACATGCGGTGGCGTTTGATTCAACAGCAAGCAGGGCGCCAAGGTATCGTTTCTGAACAATACGAAGTCTTTGCGCGAATCGATCGGGCGTTTCTCTGTCTTCCCAAAAAGCGATTTCGCGCCACTCATGCGCATCCCAAACAGTCAGTGCTGATTTATCGCCTGTGCTACCGAATCCTGCGGGGTCAGCAGTGATTACATATTTGTGTCCAGGTTTTGGTGGCTCAAACTCATGACAAGCGTACGGTCCAAGTATGGGATCTTTTTCTGCTTGGTCTAGCAGAGGCTTTAGAATCTCTGCGGGCATGACGGGGTTTGTACTTCCAAGCCACCCATCGTATTCGTCTGACGGGTATTTGCAGGAAAATAGTCTTGTGTCTCCAACAAACTCCGTATTTAGTCCACGTCGTCTAAAGGCGAGATTGAATTTACTCATGCCATCATGGCGATCTAAGTATTCCAACTCACTGGCGCTTGGTTCAAAAGACTCATCTTTTTCTTGGCAACTTTCGTCTTCCCACCACTCGAGAAACAACGGATGAAACCGACTTGTTCCTTCCAACGCTGAGCGCCACATTTGTTCGTGGTGTGATCCAGCACGACCTGGCGTAGACTCGAGGATAACTTTTGCGTTGGGCCGTTTGTTTACAGTTGGAAAGATATTAATCGCAGCCTTGCGTTGCCACTGTGCTTCACCAAACTCTGTAATTACCAGCCTATCAATGGATCGCCCGATAGCAGGGCTTCGTCCACCAGCGGTGAGCACCTTAATTCCCCCGCCGTGTATGAACTGCATTTGTGTAGCGCCTGCTTTTCGTCCTGGCGCAAGCGGCATTTTTACATCGGCAGGGAGCCTGTTGTATGCGAACAGTATCCTCTCAAAGATATCTTCTGCCGTGTCTTGACGCTCTGCAATAAGCAAACCCTTGACGCCGCTGAGATACATACAGTCTCGCAGTAGCAACATGACGGACACGGTTGTAATCTTTGCCTGACGGAATTTGTTTACCATCAGCCATCGGTTTTCATCGTATGCTTTTAATAGTTTCTTTTGTGTGTGAGTTGGCTCCATGAATCCTGTTGATTCATCTTCTCGGACAATGTGACACATAGACACAAAAGCATCAGGGGTAGAGAAAAGTGCTCTAACTTTTCCGTCATGTATTCCTGGTGCGGTTGCGAAATCTGCGCCTGCGTTACTTGTGTCACGCTTTTTTTGTTTTCTTGCTGTGTTTGTTGCCATAGTGGTCATAGTATCATGATCATGTAGGTGCGAAAATATTTTGGGTAGTTACAAATATTTTTGGTTGGTAATATAAATATCTGCCTTGCAGCGTTTTATTTTGTGTTGTATACAGAAAGAGCACCCATTTAGATGTGTTGGGTAGCCCTTTGGGTCCAGTTTTTGCATCGCGGGCAGGCGAAGTGTTTTTTTAATATTTTATTTCAAGTGAGAACAAAATGTCTATCAGTACTGAATTGCTGAATACTACGTTCGCGGATCTCCGTGGACCCCTAGTAAACTCATTTGTTCGCAGCAACGAACTGTTCGAAGCACTTAACTCGAAAGCACGTATGCCCATGGAAGGCGGAACGAAGATTGAACGTTCCTTCTCTGGTGGCGCTCCTGCTCGCGGTGTTGGTGTCTACGTCGGTGACGAACTGTTGAACATGACCCGTCGTCAACAAATCCGTAAGTTTGAGGTTGAGCCTCATCGTATGGTTATGGCGATTAACATTCCTAAGAAGGAATTGAACCAGAACAGTGGAAAGCTGGCTGTTGTTCGTCTTATCGAAGAATATCCGCAAACTGCTATGGAAGCTGCTAAGGCAGACCTGAACAAGTTCCTGCTTACGGGTGTGAGTCGTGGTCTTGCGTTCAACACTTCTGAATTGCTGGGTATGCTTACGCTTAACGGTAACCACTCAACGGGTATCGGAACCGGTGTAACTAACGGTCTTCTTGACTTCCAAACGTTTGCAACACAAAGCGACGTAGTTCAAAATGTGAAGAAGAGTGCTAGTTACTTCCACGCAAACCAGTATGAAGCACTTACAGGGCCGATGTCGGATGGTGGTATTGGTAAGCTTCGTCGACTTTATCGTAAGTGCTCGCATTATTCGGGTGGTGTCGGTAAGGGACCAGACATGGTTTTGATGGATGATGATACGTATTCAAACTACGAGTCACTTACTCGTGGTGACAACATTCGTGTCAATGTCTACCAAGACAAGACAGACAAGACAAACTCTCTGGCCCTAAGTATTGGGTTGGCAGAAATTCATTCATCGATCGATCTTGATCGTACTGACACCACAGCATTTGGTTCTGATGGACCTGCGCTTGGTGTTACTTACATGCTCAACACAGACTTCTTTGAGTTTGCAATGCTTGAAGCCCCGAATATCTCGGAATTCAAGGAGCGTGTTGGTGATCAAGATGTCGTAACAGCTATCTTCGCCATGCAAGGCAACATGATCTGCACCAAATTGGCTGCTCAGGGTTGTGCTGCTGGTGGCGGTGAAACGATCCTGTAAGGAGGTATATTATGGCATATGGAAATCAATTTACCGGAGGCGGAAACGTCGTCGATGGAGAAGATGCAAAAAGCTCATTTAGCCAAACGTATACCACAGAGCAGTACCCAGTCGGAACTATCCGAGTGGAGTCTGCTGACGAGGTTGCGGCTGCTGAGCATACTGATGGCACCTCATTGGGCTTGCAGGGAGACCGAACATGGCTCTTTGTAAAGGCTGGTGTTGCGGTTGAGGCTTATGATTGTGTTGTCAACAACGCAATTGCCACACCACTCGTGGTTAAGCCTACGCCTGATGACGCTGCCAAGGACTACACCATCCGGGGCATCGCACAAAACGCTATTGCGCTCAACAGCTATGGTTGGGTTGTAATTCGTGGTCAGTGTGTTGTTAAGGGTGCTGATGGCATTACTGCTGGTCAGTACCTCGATACGAATGGTAGTTCTGGGGATGATGGTCAGTGCGATGACTCGACTACGGTTGGAGAGATCATTGCAACAGCGCTCACAGGTACGGGAACTCCTGTGGCAAGCACAGTGGCTGCTTATGTATGGGGCATTAGGTAAATCACATTGAACGTGATACACTTAGGGGGCGTGGCTTTCGGGTTACGCCCCCTTTTCATAACAGTTTTTATTACAGGAATTATCATGTCTTTGCTAGCGACTAAAACTGATCCACTATCAAGCGTTTATGATGATGAAGTCTATGCTCTTGGTACGGTTTATATTGAACCATCTGAAGAAGTTGAATCTAATCTTACCGGGGTTAGTTCTGACGTTACTGCAAGCACTTGGTTAGGTAAGGGAAACCGTACTTGGATCTTTGTTAAAGCGGTGGGCGATGTAACCAAAGGTCATCTTTTGGCGTATGATTATACGACGTTAGCAACTGATGCAGATGGTGCGGCAATTACCGGTAAAGCCCTACCATTTCATGTCAAAGGAAACACTGTAAACGATCATCATCCGATGCAGTTGGCCGGTATTTCTGACCATGACATTGGTGATGGTAAGTATGGTTGGATCATAAAGCAGGGTGTCTGCTTTGTGGCTGCTGCATCTTGTTCAGATGGTGATGCTCTTTCTGCTGATGGTACTACAGGTAATGTGGCGACCGACACAGCACCTCAAAATCAAATCGGTATTGCTCTTGAGGACAAAGACAAAACAGTGACTAACTACGCTCACGTCTTGCTTCGTCTGCCATAGCTTTTGGTTACGTGATACACTTATGTGGTGTAGTTTTAAGCTACACTCCTTTTGTAGCTTGGAGTTGGTTTGGATACTTCACTTAAGTCGCTTAGAGAAACGTTATTGGCTTTACGTTCGTGGGATTCGACAGGTAAGACCCAAGATGATCGCATACGTAAAACGTTAAATATTGCGCTTGATAGGCTTGCAGGTGAGGTTCCTGAGGCACTTGTTCCAGACGAAGAACATATTTTTCTCAACCCCGACACTGTAAGCACTAATTCAACTGTGGCGGCAAGGGCCAAAGTTGCTAATGGTAAGATGGATGACGATAATACCGTTGATACAAGGGTTATCGAATTTTTCTGTAAAGAGAAAGATACACCAATTGCATTCTCGGACAGCTTAACTACCTGGAGACCTATCGTTACTCGTGAGCATGATGGCATCATGCATATTGAATTAACGAATATAGTAACTAACCATGTTCAGCGTCGTCAATGCGTTGAGTTTTTCTGCAAACATGAAATCGTTATGGTGGATGACGTACAAGTTAGGAAGCTTCATTACTACTGTACATTGGATAGACCGGTATCTTCACCGATGGACGGACAAAAACGATGTATCTATGACTTTCGTATTTTTCAGCCTGAGTTTTTTGTCAGTGACGACGTGATGGAAGTTTTAGAGCCTGCGGTCATTTATGACGAGTCGCGTCAACAGGTTTGGAAAATTGATACTGCGGGCGCGAGTCGTCAAGATATGCATGACTATAAGGGTACTTCAACGGGGCGACCCTACCGTTTTTGGCGTGGTAGGCATTTTCAAATGCAGGCCCCAACGGAGGCACCATTTCTCCACAACGTTATGGGTGATCCTGGCGATAAGGGGTCGTTCCCAAAGGAATATAATTGGTTAACTAAAAGCATGGGGGCATCAGGTCTTCCTCGGGGCCGGTTTGCTATTTGTTACACATATGTTTGGGGTCGAAGAGATTTTGAACGACAAAAAGCCCCCGGCGTTGCTCCAGGCTTTAATAGTGTGAGTACAGGCTATGAGGACTTAATGGAGTTTGGTGGGGCGCGAGAAATTGACGGTTCGCCACAAAACGACGATTTGCTATGGTCTTATGCTGATCCAAATCTTGATCCTATGGGATCTACGACTGACGCAGAACAGCTTCATTATTCCGGTATACCAGATCCTCAGTGGGAAAGCGCCCCATCACCTGTGAGTATCATCGACAACCGTGGTGCAGATAATTCGTTTGTCGGGAATATAATGATTGCCGCACCTAACGTTGACGGTATTTTAGGTTTTTCGGACGATACCTATGTTCGTTACAAGAAAAGTGGTTTACGAATTCGTTATTACGTCGCTGTCTTGGAAGAGAATAAACCCGTTCGTGATGCAGGTGCGTTTCCAATCGAGACTAACGAAAGATTTTATCTTTTGTGTGAGGTAGAACCAACATACAACCAATATATATACGATTCCAGAATCTATGCGGGCTCCGGTGTTTCCATACCATATTCAATTACGAATAATTCCGAGGCTAAGAGCATATTCCAATCTAACGGTGGGGCGGTAATTTTTTGGAACGGTAGTCAACAATACGACTATCATCGACCACTAAAACATAGTACCGGGTACTATGCCTTTAAGTGTTATCCGCATCAGAATGATCTGTATGAGTTGGATCTACGTGTGCTGCGTTTACCGAAGAAGTTTATCGATGATCAAGATACAGCACCGATACAGCGTGATGCTGTTTCTTCTTTGATCGAACTGGCATTGTATTACGTGAGTCTTCATGATGGTAACGACCAGGCAAGCGCCCAAGCACACTTAGATCGTTACCAGGAATTGGTAAAGTTGTATCGAGAGAGATATGCGAATACTGGTGGTGTTGTAGAACCTGTACCATTTACAGGCTACCGTGGGCGCACTCGATATGGTACATTTGGTTCGCTCCCACTAGATGATTAATAATTTGGTTTGGCTCCCGTAAGGGAAGAACAACAAGAGGTAAAAATGTCAGAGCAGAAAAAACTATACTCAACACTTACAGCGCTTCCACGCATAGCCGTTGGAACAAACTTTTATCGACTCACGTTGGTTAATCAATACGAAGAAGCTTTGTTGGTTTCTGTGTTGTCATCATCAGCCACGGCAGAAGACTGGAGTGGTACTTTGATGACCAAGAATGGTGTTGAGCACGTAAGTGGTCATGTTGAGCATCGTACAATCCATGACTGGATGCCAGTTGGTTGGGTGTATGATGAAGACCAAGTTGGTTGGATACCACCTCAAGCGATCCTTCGTGATGATTCCTTGGACGTTGAGTTTGAAGATCCTGAGCAGGCTCGAATCAAGCATGAGTCAACTGTTTACGTCATTCCTGCGCCATGGGAGGGTGAGAAATTCATGTCGTGGCAGTCTCGTGTTTTGAAATCCGTCCCTGGTTTGAAGGGTTCAGAGTCAATTAAGTCTAAGCTTTCTAGTTCTTGGAAGAACAAGGAATACGAGATCACCGCATAGTAAGGGGTTGTGGTGTCGGGACCGAAACATCAAGCAACAAATGCAGTTATAATTCCACCTGGTGAGGGTCGGAGGATTTTTTCTCCTTCGGCTCTTGCTTGGTTTGTTGAGAATCTTGAACTGGATGAGCACGATACGGTCAAAAGTATTGTTGGTCCATCAATCCTTCGAATTAAAGAAGAACATAAGATTGATGAGACACCCCGCCTGGGCCTGTCCGCAGAGGACTTGGTTGATAGTAGTTTATTAGACTTATCTGTTGTCGATTTCAAATTATCGGGTGTTGTTCCGAAGTACTTTAAGACAGCTAGACCCCACAGTATTTTTTACGCTCAACTATTAAATGGTTCAGCGGATACATTGTACTATCGATTCGGCGACAAAATTTATCGCTTTCGTGGTGAATCGGGCGAAGAAGATGAAGCGATCGTATCGGGCTTAGCGAGTAAAATCTCACCGAGATTCCCCGATCAATATGTGGTCATTAACAATCAGGTAATTTTTACAAACGGAATTGATCACGCCAAAATTATTTCCTATGACGGTTCTGTTGATCCTTTAGGTTATACGCAGCGCCCATCAACACCAATGCTGAGTGGTCCGTCTCAGGCAGAAGCTGATGAAGTAGATAACTATTACCCAAACTCATTAGGTTATTCGTTTCCAGGCCGTATCGGTACGCCAGGAGATACGCTTACAGGCCGGAAGGGATCTCTTCTAGATGGTCAGTGGTATTACTATTTTCAATTCGAGGATCGGCACGGAAACCTCTCAGAGTTTTCTTATCGTAGTGAATCAGTCTCCACCAAAGCAGCCCAGGCTTATCCCTACGAAGCCGTCCACAACGTAGACGGGGATGTAATTTCATTAAGAAAATACTCAGGACAAAACACTCAATATCTGCAACCAGACGGATCAGAGATTGATGATCTGACACGCCGGTTTTTAGTTTCCTTCAGCGGTAAAGCACCGGAACACACAGCAGCAATTAGAATTTTTCGGACACCTGACACGAGGCATGTAGACAACACCCCACGTTTTGTTGCTCGCGTACCAGGGACAAAAGCTTTCATGTACGATGATAACAAGTCTGACAGTGAACTTAGTTCAGAGTGGGTTGAGACTGTAAGCACCCCTGTTTTTCATATAATGTGCTCTCATCAGGGGCGACTAATTATTGGTAATATAGAGGGTGAACCTGGCATGGTTCGTCGGTCAGAGCCAGGGTTTCCGGGAACCTTTCTCGTAGACGATTACATTTATCCTGATGCTGGTGGTGCTGAAATTACTGGCTTGGTTTCGCACAACGGCGTTCTTATTGCCTTCACAGAGCAATCAATGTTTGCAGTTGGCGATGATTTCATGACTCCCCAACCAATTTCACTTGGCATTGGTTGTAGTGCGCCCCAAACGATAACGGCCCTTAAAGATGGTACGCTTATTTGGTTGAGTCGTGACGGTTTTTACGGCATGAAACAGTTTGGGAGTATCACTCGCTTAAGTGCGCCGATAGATAAAATTTTTAAGTCTGACGTAAATAAGGGTCGAATTAATCTCGCGTCTGCCGTGGTTGATCCAAATACAGGTGAGTACCGTTGTGTTTTGTCTGAAAAAGGGTCAAGGCATAACAATTTAATTTTTTGTTTCGATGGTAAGTATTGGCGACGACAAACGTTACAAATTCATTTGTCTGATATTTGTGTATCTACTGATACGTTTCGACATGTATTTGCTATTGGTAGTGACTATATAAGAGAGCGTGGTGTTGAAATTTCATATAAAGACCCGCAGGATAAGACGGGAACAACAGCTTCCACGGATTTACATCGAGTTTTTGTTTTAGACCATCAAACGACAGATTGGTATGCGCCTCCAAGACGTATTCGTTACCGATCTAATTGGATTTATTCGTCTAAATATGGATTAACACCAACAAATATTCGTACACTTTATGTCGGTTTAAAGGATGCGTGGGACGGGTTAGCAACGGTTAGAATTTTTAAGAATGGTGAGCATGAACCAGTACACACCATGCGCAATTTAAGGCTCGTTGGTACTGATGACGAGTCTAACGTAGTCGCTGATGTAGCAAATAAAGCAAAATTTAATATCTCTCGATATCATGAGCCTCGGTTATTTTGGCGCCAGATACCGGTAAACCTTGAAAATGTAACTTCGTGGGCTTTTGAAATTGAGTTGTTGGGCTTTGTTACACCTTACGCCAATGCGCAAGTAGTATCTACTACAGACACGGCTGATCCAGATTCGGTGATAGGGTTTCCCCCAACAAGTGATGGTGACATTGCGGCGCTTATGAAATTATACCCCGTCGATATGATACAGTTAGCAAGGCATGCGTTGGCCTTTACAGAAGAGGAAGTCTCAGGGTTAGATCCCGCATCTTCTGATAGTATAATGGATTCTCTTCTTAGTATGATGGATCCTAATCTGAGTGATTCACGTCCACGTAATTACCATGAATTTACTAAACTACTTGAATCAATTCGAGATTTTTCGACAGACACACCACCGTCAGCCGACGGAGTTTACTCAACTCCTTATTGGCCAGAATTAGGGCGAATACGTCTTGCGGCCTTTGCCTTCGACGCTAGTGTTGCTTCTCTTGGTACACCGCTGGGTCGTGTGCCTTATCGTGAGGATAAATAATAATGCCTTATATTTTTCCGAAGCGATTTCTTCGTCACAAGGACATTCTTCACCCGGAAGAATTTCAAGCTGACATAGATGGTTTGACGGCTGTTTTAGATCAGGGTCTTGATAGAACAAACTTTTTTGCTGCATCGTTAAAAACATTACCTGCGAAAGAAACGTCTGGTGAGCCCTCTGTTGATACAGGTGCTTATTATGATATCCAGCATACGGAAGTAGAAGTTCGTACTCGTATGGAGTTTGACGAAAAGACTGAAACTTATCCTACGTGGCCTAGTAGGAATCAAAGTTACCAAAACGCTCATCGTGCCCCACCAAATTTTGTTCAACCTGATGGTAAGACTTTTCGGGATGATGGTGTAGGTGGTGCATTGGCAGGTTCGCTTAATCGAAAACCGTTTGTTATTCCTCACACGGGTGAGTGGACAACTGTTCAGAATGGACAATTATCTGGTCCAATGCAAACTACGTTTGAAACCGTAGGTAAGGCAAAGGTATGGATTACTGCCTATCTTCAATATGTTTGGCAAGGTTTTTATGAGCACAAAAACCCTTGGGTAACTTATTTAAATGATGGCTACAAGAACGTTAATGAGTGGGAAGATGGTCCTCATAGTTATCTTGATTCTGATGGTAATGTTCTTGCGTGGTCTCACGTAGATCATCCTTCTATGTACGATCATAAGGAATTAGCGCGAAGGGAGCGTGATGCTTTAAATGCTTTTGGTCCTTCGCATTATTGGGCGTGTCATGCGGCTGAACATTCAGGAGATGTCATTGTTCAAGACGTACCATACTCCTTTCCACTAAATGAGTATCGCTCCGTGGTTGAGGGTTCTCATCCAAATTTCGGTGGTCAACATCATATTTCAAGGGGGTTTTACCCTGCTTTAGTTCAATTTGCTTTGCGTGTTGATGGTGAGATTATTGATGAGACCATTACAGGTAAACAATTTTCTTTTGAAGAATCTGCTCATGGTATGAGATTTGCTGATGGTCCACTAGAGCACGACCTCAGCGAAAAAGACGGAGAAGAAATTAAGCTGTTTGGTCGGCGATCTCAAAGAAGTACTATGTTCAACGCTTCGTATGGTACCCAAACTGCCCGGAGTGCGTCTGGACAAAAACTAAGGACAAGTCGCGCCGTATCGATGGGCCCCGAATGTATGCCTGTTCGGTTAGGTGCAGTTGTTCCGATTGAAGGTGGTAGTCACACAGTTGAAATTGTTGCTCGTCGCCTAAGTAGAAAGAAACAAGATTTTGGTGTTGGTGACTTTGTCGGTGTTTTTACTCGTAAGATTACGTCAATAACACTGCCTATTTTTGGTGACACTTATGATCCTCGAAGAGAAGAATTTAATCGAGAATTGGTTCGGGCTGTACCGAATGGTACATTGGGCCCATTTAATGATAATAAGTTGGATGAAACGCTTGAACCACTTCGAAAGCGATTAAATACAATTCAATCGGGTGATGTTAAATCTCATTCGCTTCCGAATACACATCTACCAAGCAAGGTTCTTTTAAGTAAATCAACTAACATTACAACACATAAAGATAGTGTAACTGCTCCTTTAAAGCGACTTGGGTCTAGTGCAATTTTAGATCCACCAAGCCAATTTACTTCTACGGCACGATTCCCCGGATTTATGAACTCGTCCGAAATGGATGAGATTGGTGGTATTCATGATGATTGGTACAATGAGGAAGGTACAGGTGGTTGGGATTATGTACAGGGTGAATCAGGTGCTTTGAGGCTACAACCGACAGGCAGTGAAAGTTTTGACGTTGGTGCAAAAGAGCATTTATTGGTTTTTGCTAATATTGAGTTTTTTCGTATCGAGCCTTTGATGTCCGGTAAAGCTGCTGGGGCAATTCCTCCGGCGATGGGTCCCCACACCGAGGATCATTGGAAAGACCAACGAGATTATCAATGTTGGCAAATGGAGCATAAGTACTTAGATTTGTTTGCTTATTTTGCTATTGGGTATAAACTCGATGGTAAATGGTTCATTGGTTCTAAGTTTGCCCCTGCATTAGTTAATTCATTTAATTGGGTTAATCGTACACCTCGATTTATTGCTGAAGAAGGTGAAGATCTAGGGTACGTATACGACTGGGTTGAGCCAGGTGATCCGGGTCATTATGGTACTGGTGCAAGTGAGCAAAGCTTTAAGTTACTAGAGAAGTCAGAGGGGGTATTAGACCGTCGTGGAGGTCAAACATATCCGTCTAATTGCGGCATTGACATTCCATTGTTCGCACATATTCCTCAAACTAGTGGGACAATAGAAGAGATTGCCATTTTCGTATCGTCGACCTTTCCGCACAATTGGGATTATCGTCATGCTAGTTATGGTGTAGAGTATAGTACTGCCGCTCGAGGCCATATATCTGTCGAGTCTGATGGTAGTCTTGGTGACTCAGAATATATTTTTAACGACTGGGCTTCACCTGTAGAGGGTCGAGGTATTTTACGTGGTACCGAGGTTCATTGGGGTGATGCAAGTTTATCTATTTTGAAGTTGAGCGAGTGATATTAGTATGCCAATCATTACATTTAAAGACTTAGCAAGGGGCTCGACTACTTCTCTGGTACCAAATCTTTATGATAATCGTCGAGTTTCTGACCCTTGGTTGGGGTACAATAAAAATATTTACACTCCGTGGTTGCAGCGAAAGACTGGTTCGGGTTTATACAGTACGGTTAATGGTGAATTAGACAAAGATAATCTTTCTGATAGTTTTCTGGTCCAAAAGCAGCACATTATGCCCGAGCAGGCTGTTATATCTCGAATGGAGTCATTAAGAGATTCGTGTACAATTTATGGTCGTAGTTCTGATAGTTCATCAGAACAGGATACATATCCAACAGAGACTGAAGGTTCCGAGGCGGGTGATTTTTTCACCGTGCCGGGTTTATCTTTACGTTGGTACCAAGCTTACGACGCTTCAGCGGCACTTGCTCAATGGAGTTTTTTTCTCAGTTGGAACAATTGGATGGGTCGATTTAAGGATGTTTTTAGGTCGTCTTGGGGTCAAGGTGTATTTACGGAAATCAGTCTCCGCTGTTTGGTTGACGGTGAAGTTATTAAAGGTACTAATCGTCGCTTGGGCGAAAACTTTTTTCACCCAGTTTCACCTGGGGCTCCTAATCAACAATCGGCAGACATGTTTGGTCCAGGTTTAGACTCTTTTGGTGGTGACGAACCTAGTTATTCTTCATACACGGAATTTAATGGTGGGGGTAACCCCAAATATTGTTTTCCCGAAGCGCACTCAGCAACTTACTTTGACTTACATAGTTTACTTTCAGCAAATCATTTAAAGAAGGGTTACCACGAAATATCGGTTCAATGCTCAATTAGATCGCTTAAAGATCGAAATGGTGAAAAACCTGGACCTGTGTTTGTCCAGAACGTGGGTAAACAAGTAGAATGGTCCGATAAAGATACAACTTGGTATAAACTTCGAGGTCACTTTACACTTGTCGGTAAGGTTTCTTTTGGTGTGCGTAACGCTCGTGTAGTGTCTTTTCTCTGATTTCGCGCTATACTTTTACGGGAGATTTCGATGCATTTGTTGATTCCTAAATTAACACCAATGCAAATGGCTTTGTATTTAGTTGCTTTAGTCGTCTGTTGGGTATTTGGTGGGCCTCATAATGGTGAGGTTTCGTACGCGATTCCGCCTTTGGCTGCGGGCGCACTGCTTTTGGGTGCTGCTGCCGCGACTGCTGCTCCTGCAATCATTAAGGGTATCCAAGCTAAGCGTGCGCGTAAGAGGATTGAGTCTAGTCCTGAATATAAGGCAATGGTGAAGGTAGGTAAGAAGGCTCGCGAAAAAGAGGCGGCAGGTGACTACGGTAAGACAGAGGCTGAAAAGCGTGCTGCGACTCTCGAGGGCGCGTTATCATTCCAATCAAGGTTAGCTGGTCTGGAAGGTGACCTTAAGCGCGATGCCCAAGATCCCTATAGTGCTGGTGGTAAACGGAAGCGGCTAAAAGAACTAACTGATGCGTCGAAAGACTTTGAGGCAAAGCAGCGTACCGGAATTGAGCAGGTTTCGTCTCAGCAAGCACTAGCGGAGCGAGGTCAAACACTAAACGAAATGCAAGCAGCGGCACAACAAAAGGTTGCGTCGGAAGGTGCGTTGTCGGCTGCGAACACTCAAATTTGGTCCGGCGCGGCTCAAGGTGTTGGTTCTTTGTTGTCTGGTGGTACTCAGATGGCTTCTCAGGGAGCATTTACTCCGACAGATAAAATGGGTCAAGCTGACGCTGTAGCGGCCAATATGCCGAGCCAACCGCGCTAAGGAATAGATTATGAGTTACGTAGATAAAGTAGTCGGTGCAGTTGCAGCAAATCGTGCGCGGTTGGGTCAATCAACTACAACAGAAGCGACAGAGAAAGAGAAGTCAGGCTACGACGCAAAAGAAGAACTTGAAGCGCTTGATCTTATTCGTAAGTTAGAAGAGGGTATTGCGACAGAAGCAGAGAAGCGTCGAGCAAACAACATTAAAGAGAAGATGACCTGGCGTAAGAACCAGCAGGATTTCTACGCTAAGTTGCTGGAGACCTCAGGCTCGAATTTACGCTCAAGATATACCGCACTTGTTCAACTTCAAAAGGCTCGAGAAACAGCCGACAGGCGATACAACGAAAAGGTACGTAGCGCGGATACGTCGATTACGGGCAAGATTCGTTCGGACTTGTTTGCCCTGCAAAAAGGTCAAGACGGTATTGCTTTGGCTTTTGACGCACTGAACGAGCCTGTATCTGTGGGCGGTGAAGGTAAGCGTCCGAAGATTGCAACTGACGATCCTAAGTACAACCAGACGCTACTTGAAATGTTCACTATGTTGAACAACCGTGAGACGACAACAGGATCAGGCGAAATCTTTGTGTTTCAGCCCGGTAGCGATGAGTTGCTTGATATTCAGGCAACGACGAACAATCTACTTAAACGCAACATTGATAATTCAGACGAGTACGAAAACATTCAGTTTCATATGAAGTATTACAATGACGCTCGAAGGCGTCGTAATTTTCAAGAAGCACAAATGAACAAGGAGATTCAAGAGGGTATAGCTGCTCTCAACGCAGCAGGGGCTGAACTAGATAAGATCGATCAGGGTATTGGCGATGAGTTGAAAGTTAAGCAGGCATTGAACCTGTTCGAAGAGATTGATCAAAAGCAAAAAGCCACTTTCGCGCATATCAACAATATTGAAGACAGATCAACCCTGGATCAAATTATTGAAGACGCAGAATATCGAAAGTACTCACTTGAGGAAGCCAAAGATATTCATGAGTATTTGAAAAGTAAACGTCCTGATGGTGGGGTAAGGCAGAAGTATAAGAACATTCCACGAGCAATAGCGAATCCTGTGTTTCGCGCTTGGGCTGCGGATTATGGGTGGGACCGACTTGGTAGCGTTCAGATGGGTGAAGACGGTAAGCCTGACTTGAGCACGTATGTCGCAGGTGGTGATGACGTTGCTGCCTTGCTTGCTTGGGGAAAACAGTCGCAACGTCGTGCAGGCAACTACGGAATGAAGGGTATTCGCTCCGGTGAGGTGCTTCGGGTTGAGTTGAAAGATGGCACTATCGTTACGGGCCAACGCTTGCGCCGTCACGCGGCAGATCCCTTTGGCGCTATCCGCATTGTACAGCCTGATGGCGCTCGTGTTTTACTGGCAAGTGAGATTAACGAGGCAATTTATTTGAAGCGCCCCGAGCCTGACATCACTCGGATTGATCGTCGCTCAATGAATATCTATGACAAAGAGAAGGCTGAATACGCAAGCCTTGCTCAAGACGCACTGAGCCGCACTGATTTTGAGGACCGTGCAGATACGGTCAAGCTTGGTGAAGATGCTTATGCGGTTGACGAAGCTACGGGTGAGTATCTTACAAATGAGCAATTGAAGGCCCGAAAGAGCGCGGCGTTTGATAATTCAGGGTACTATGGAATTAAAGACGATGAAGGGTTCTTTATTGTTGGGCCAGAGGGTAGTGTCTTTGGTGTTGATGAGAATGGGGCACTAACACCTGTCCCGCCAGACCAAGCGTCACAAATAGTACAACGGTCTAAACCCAATCGGGAAGATCGGTTGTACGTGCTTAATGACGTCACGGGTGGGGCTGCATCTTTTGGTGAAGCTGATTTAGCGAAAGCACTTGAGGCAGGTTTGCCTGCGGATCTGCAAGTAGCGAGTATGGCTGAAGGCGAAACTAAGCAGTTAATCGCGCTCGCAGCAGAGCAAGAAACTAACGCAATACCAGACGAATCTGTTGTGACTAAAACAAAAGGACAACCAGATCCGTGGGCTCTTCGGCCTGGTGATACCGTCGATGATTCTGCGGGGATTCGATTTAGGACTCTTGGTGAAGGCGAAGAGTATGAGTTTTCGGATGATGAGTTAGACTCTGATACACCGGTCGAAGACGCGATTGTAGCCGAAGCAGTAGATGAGCCACCGTTGACGGTTATTGGTGGTGAGTCGCTTGAAGGTGGTCATTTAGGGCAACCTACAGGAGCACTTCCAGGTACACCACCTGAGATGACTTTGGAGCAATTTGCCCAGTTGACTGCGGAGCAACGCTCATCGAACCGTGAAATGGAACGCTCGTTGGCAAATGCGATTGCGGTGGGAGAAATTGAGGCACCCAAAGATTGGGTTGATCCGACACAAACAGCGAAACCAGAAGCATCGGAGGATGACAAGGCTAAGAAGAAATCGAGGCGAGACATGCTGAAGTCTACGACGCGAGCAGCTAGGGATGTAACTAAGAAGGCGAAAGCTGCGGATAAAGAATTGGCGAAAGAGTCAAGGGTCGAGGAAAAATCTAAGAAGCGGGCTGCGAAATATTCGGACCAACGTGAGCGAGATAAGTACAAAAAGGCGTCTGATAAGAAGCTTTCACGGTTAACGAGTAGATTAGATAAAATTTATGCGGGTGCAGACGACCCAACTGCTCGAGACGCATGGGCGAAACCAGTACTTCAAAAGTATCAGGCGCTTCAATTTGAGCGGGAAGCTGTAGGGCAAGGCGAGTTTGAAACACCGGATACTGGTGAAGGTTGGGATGTCAATCGACTCGATGATGAAGGCGTGTCTCCTGTAGATGTACCCTCACCGAATAATCTACCTAAGAATAAATCCGACGCACAGAGGCAGTAAGATGAGTAAAAAATCCTTTAATCCGTCCCAACCTCTTGGTGACTTTGACCCCAATAACTTTGAGTTTGGTGATAGCCCTGGACCAGAGATAACAGCCGTTGACGGAAAACCGGTCACAGATTGGCAACGAAAAAAGTACGATCGCAAGGTCGATCGAGACATAAAGAAAGTGGCCAGAGAGAAAAAGCGGGCACCGAAAAAAAGTCGGCGCCTAAGAAAGAGGTCCGAGCGTGCGGCTAAATTTCAACTTAACAAACCTCGTTTGAGTGCAGTGGCTTCGGGCATTGGGGCTGCGACTCAGTCAACTCAGGGGCAGAGGTACAATCCTGAGGCAAGTGATGCGATTGATAAATCGTTTGACCGTATGGTTGATGCGCTGACTATGCGTCGTCGGAAACAGGGGTAGTTATGTCTTGGGCAGCATTTATAGGTAAACCAGCAAAAGTAGCGGGTGAGGTTGATGATGCGGCGGATCAAGCTGGTACTGATAAGGTTGCTGGTGACCCACCACAGCAACCAGCACCCACACCTACGCCTAAGCCTACACCTAAGCCTAAGCCTACACCGACACCTAAGCCTACCCCAACCGGCCTTAGCTTTGAAGAGTTTGCTAAGCGAGCACAACAGGCTGACCCAATTAGAGACATGCCGTCATCGCCTACAGCATTGAGTGACATCTTCGGGGGATTAAGCAAAGTGCCTTTGGGTCCGGCTGATGCAGATGATTTTTTTGACGAGTCAGGGCGATACTCGGATAAACATGCACAACCAGTGTCGACGGGTAAGTATCGCGCACCGTTTATAACGGGGAAAGAATTAGAGCATCTAAGTCCAGATGTAGCAAAGAATCGGGTCACCGATGCGTTGACTACTGCCGTCCAAGATCGTCAAATCCTCGAAGAGAAGTTGGAGCGATTGGAAGAGGTTCAAGCTGATCCAAACGAAATTCGGCAAGCCCAAGTTGATTTGCGTCGGGTAAAAGAGGTACATGCACAGCTTATTCGTATCCGAGATCAGATGCTTCCAAGGCGACAAAAGTTAGTGGACTTATACACAGATGTGGGTGGTACGATGGACAGACCTAAGGCGAAAAGGGTTGAATCACCGGACGAGATAATTGCAAGGCAAATAGATGAAACACAGTTGGCGGCGTTAAACGAAGAGGGTGATGCTGGCCGCACGGGTCGAAGAGTGTCTGGTGTGGACCCAAGTAAGCCCACAGATGAGCAACTTGATCGTCGAGCGAAGCTTGCGGAATATGGTAGGTTTGGATCAGATACGGGCAAAACAATCAAAGGTCCAGGGATGTAGTCGTGGCAGAACAACAAGAGGTAGAAACACCAGAGGAAGAAAAGCCCTTTGGCACTGTCACAGAAGACCTACCGAAACTCGATGAGAAACTAAATAGGGATCTAAATCTAAAAGCAATTGGACTGGCTTTTGCTGCTGAGCGCGAATCTCAGATGGCGATTAATGCTGATCTAGCAAAGAAAAAAATATCTCGTGGTGAGCCGATTGCGGATTTAGAAACGGTACTGCAAACCACAGAAGGTCTTACCGGCCTGACGCCACAAGAGACTGTGTCGGCATTTGAGTTGCAGGGAATACCACTAAACCAAATGTTTGAACGCATCACCCAACAAGGTGAGCCGATCAATGAGGTGATTGATTCCTTTCAACATCATCGAGACGTTGCGGGGCTGACCCCGCAGCAGCGACGAGTAAAGCAAAGAGGTCAAAACATTCTCTTGGAAGGTTTTCGTCGAACCCAAACAGGTGAAAAGAAACTTGATCCAAAAACAAAAGAAGAGACACTAGACCAGCTTGCGTCAACGTTTGATCCGAAAAAACGTAAACCTAAGATTTTTGGTTTTGGTGGTACAGCTTCTGGTGAGGCCGAGGATGCTGTCGTTAAACCTGGCGACCCTGGGTACGACCGCCTTGAGCGTTTTGCGCAAAAGATTACGGACCCTAAGATTGCTAATGACCCAGAGCGGGCTCAAATGCTACTCGACATGGTTACCTACGCAGGTCCACGATCTATGGGTTCTATGGTTCGTGAGGGGATTGCGGAGAAACATTTTCAAGAAATGCTCGGTAAGTTGTATGCGTATGACTTAAATACATTGGCCCGAGAAGAGGGGGCAAAACGTGGGTCGCCCGAGTATGAGGCGCTAAAGAAACGTGCATGGCAGAACGCCTTGTACGAAACCACGTTACTTCGTGCGACGAACAAGCATGTCTTTCCGATGTTCATTTCGTATGACATGATCGACCCTGCATTGCAGCTTGGTGACCCAGCATCAGACAAAGATACTCTATGGATTGAAAAAGCGTGGGACGGTTGGTCTAACGTTCGTATGGAGGTTGTTGGTCTAGATGCAAAAGGCACACCTGTATATCGATTGACCCACCCAGTTTGGCACATGTTTGAAATGGCTGATGCCCCACAGTCAATGGTCGTTGGTGTAGGTGAGCGGCTTGCTTACGGGCCAGAAGATGAGTCTATCATGGAAGCCATCAAAGAGGGCTCCCTGGAGGGACTACGAAACAAACGAGACTTTTTGAAGGCGGGGATGTCTACCGAGGCGGCAGAGAACTCAACCCTGGGTGCTGTCGCCGCAGGTTCGTTGGGTTTTGGTGCTGCTGTTGGTACCCCCGATTTATTTATGGGCCTTGCTGGGGTGGCTCGTGTTTCAAAGAAGGTTGCTGAACAGGCAAAATCTGTACGTGCCTTTAAAACTCTTGCTCCGAGGCTCGTCGATAATTTGGGGGAGGGCGCCGAATCACTGGCCAAAGCACAAGAAATTATCATGGATGGCGTTTCTGACGCGCTTGCGGCTGGAGACTATGACAAGGCTTTGGACTTGCTTGAGCAGGCTAAAGAGTATGCTTCTAAGGGCGATGAATTGATCGCGGCTGTTCGGGAAGACAACAAGGTAATGGCTACTGAGGTAGACAGGCTTGATACTGTAATATCTAGCCGCCTTACAGACGAAGTACCTGAAATGGGTTTTAAAGAAGGTAGGAGATTAGCTTCACAAATTCCCGGTGCCTTTGGTGCGACGGCTCAAAACCTTCATCCGAGTATTCGTCGAGTTGACTTGCGTGGTCCAGCAGATGATCAGCTTGCACCCTTTTATGAAATTTTAGGTACGAATCTCGCGATTGAGTCTCTTCAAGACACGATTCGATTACTTAAAAAGGGTGACATCGACGAGCAATTTTTGATTGCGTATGTAGATGAGGCAAATAATTTCTCATCTAAGCTTACGAATTTGATGATTGATTCTGGTTTATCAACTCAACAAACAGGGTTGACCGTAGCACAGAGACAGGCATCAGGTGACCTTGTTGATTTCTTGCGTCGGTATGAATCTACCCGACTCTTGAAAGACGACCCCGCTGCTTGGCATCGTCGAGTAACTGAACTTGCATTGAAGCTTCCGTTTCCTGAAGACAATCCTGCGGTACAACAAAAGTTTCTGAGTGAATTGTCGAAACTTGTCAAACCGACAATCAAAAACGTAAAGAAACTTAAAAAGAACCTCAAAGTAAAGGTATCCCCTGAGGATGCACGGAATGCTACAGCACGTGCAGTAAAAGCTGTTGAAGGTCAACTCGAGTCTCGTGCAGCAGCGATGGCTTTTGTGCGCAAAAATATTGCTGACCAGGCAGGTGTAAAGGCTGATCCACTTATTGTACCCATCACAGAAAAACACAAAGCTGTTGGTGAAGCAGGTTTATCCCCTGATGGATTAAGTTTTTTGCGTCAACTCGAATTGGCTGTACCTAATCTTCGTGGTGATGAAGCCCTTCGTGTTGTCATGATCGAAGATCGGAAAGCAGCTAAGTGGGCAAAGAAAAACAATAGTACGATACGTAAGTACTATGAGGAAAACTTTCGCCTATCAAAAGTTTTCGAGGACATAAAGCCTGACCAGAAAACCCCAACAGTAGCACCGAAAGAAACTCCCGCCGAGCCGGAAATAATTGATTTAAATCAGACTTCGTTTGAGCGTTCTAACCCTCAAAGTACATCCCCACTTGACCCAGATTACGCCCACATAGATCTTGGTCGAAGGGGTGATGGTCCTGATGGACCTAAGATTAAAGTTGAGTCTGAGTTTTTTATCGAAAGAGAAGGTGGACCTGTAATTAACGAACTTCGTGTCGTTAATATTGATTTACCTCCTGAATTAAGAAATCAAGGTTTAGGTGTTGAATTATATTTAAGGGCTCTTTCAGAAGCAAAAAAGAGTGACATGCGTTTTGCAAGTGACGTAAACCCAAGTCCAGAAGCGCTTCGAGTTTACGATTCGCTTGAGCGATACGGTATTAAGTTTCGTCGTCAAGGCGTCACTTTACCTAATGGTGATATTGGCACAAAACTTATTATCGATGCGGAAGATTTAAAGCGTGTTGACTTAGACGCAATTGCACTTGAGCACAGTAAACGTAAGCCAAGAACACCTTCAATTGGTACTCCGAAGGTATTCGACTCCATGGCTGGTGATGTTGCTACCAACCCTGTTGTTATTGAACGCTTAGACGATGGTCGAATTTTTCTAAAGGCTTTGACAGATACAGCTACGGCAGATGATTTTATTCGCGCCTTGGGTTCTGCGTCTCGACGAAACCTTAGTAAGAATGACATGACTGCTTTGACTGCCTGGTTAGGTGGGCGTGGTATTAAAGTTGGTTTCAGCGGTGCAGTATTTACGGGTGCTGATCCTGAAGTGATCAAGTTGGCAGAGGACGAGTTTGCTTCAGCTTATCTGGCATACGTCAAATCAGGGAAAGCTGACAGCCCAAAGATTAAGGGAGGTTTAAACAAGGCTTCTGAGTGGTTGAAGGACACGTACGCATCAGCGACAGGCCGAAGCGTTGGTGGCCCGCCAGAAGACATGAACCCTGACTTGAAAAAGGTTTTGGATAAGATGCTGGCTCGACCATCTGAAAAGGTGGCACTACCTAATATCTATAAGATTACAAAAGATGCCTTGTTTACACCAAAGGTAAAGGGTTCTCAGATTGATGTGGGCCAGGAAATCCTACGTATGACTCAACGTTTAGGTTTTCCTATGAGTCAGAAAGACCTTGATAAACAAATGTTGCAGGCTCTTGAGGCGTACAATGCAGGTAAGTTAGATCAGGCAATAATCCGGTTACCTGGTCCTATATCGTTTTCAGGTAGGGCACCTAAAGATGATTATACGCTTGACGAGTTAAGGATAATCCAAGGTGAGTTGGAACACGCGAAGCATCTGGAAATGTCTGATACGTCTCGTATCGCTTTGGGTGGCGCACACATGGCGATTACTGAGAGGACGGCCTCTGAACTTATTGATCAAATTGTTTTTGGTCGCGGTAAGCTGTCTGTTTTTAGAAGTCTTTTTCTCGGCTCCGATGCTTACGTCGATATGCGGAGTCTTCCCCTAATCGTACGCGAGTCAATTCAGGCTGGTGCACGCAAAGTACAGCAAGCGGTTGGTGATACGGTCACGCTTATCTACGAAAAAGATGTAGATAATTTGATGCGTTACTTGACAGGTCAAGCTGAGATTCAGTTTAAGCAGGGTGGTCGATCCGCGATAAGCGCTGGACACAACTCGGTAGAGACTGTGATGAATAGTCTGCGAGGCTATTTTGAGGCGGTTTCAAGTACAGAAAAAGGCCGCAGACAAATGCTTATTTTGGAGGACTTTGTCATGCGTGTGCGTGAGCGAGGTTCTACGGCTCAAGTTGTACGAGAAATGGACAAACTCTTTTACGATCAAGAAGAGTTGATGGAAGCCTTTAATGAAGTTGTAAAGGGTGCAAAAGCAAACAGGTTTCTTCGTGAGGCGTTCCAGGCTGCTGGCTTTAAAGAAGGAAGTAACAACCGTTTGTTACCCAAGTATTTTACGCAATCGAGGTCAGGTGCAACGAGGCTCCAAGACCCTGGTGGATTGCTTGAGGTTTTTCTGTACCTCGGGGATCGAACACGTAGACCGTATCAAGGGTCGTCTTTGTTTTTTACGGAAAGAATGGCGGCAGATTCTATCTTGGTCCGGTCAGAAACATCGTTTCAAATGTTGTACGAAGAAGTTGCGCAGTTGTTTAAAGAAGACCCTAACGTACCGAATCGTATTGCAGTTTTGGTTGCGGCTCACGGCCACGCTCATAAAGCCAAAATGGAATGGGTCGACATGGGTATTGCTGCCGATGAAGAACTTGTGGCTAACGTCAAAAAGTATCTTATTGGTGAGTATGTATCGGATGATGTGATAGCAGAAGTTAAGAATTTCGTCGAAGCTATGGGTAACAATCCCAATATGGTTGAGAGTTTTGATTTGTACGGCGTGAAAATGTACGTACCAGAACAAGGCCGAAAGCGGTTATCAATGGCGCTGGACCAGGCGATGGACCCTGAATTACGTGAGGCAAAGCGCGGTGATATTTTCGAAGAGTTTTGGAATATCGGTGCTGAGCCCGAAGAGATTATGCGTCGAGGTGCTGCGGGACCACGTAAGAAAGAAAAGATGTCAATGGCGTTGTTTTATCGTGTCTGGAAAACGCGCCAGGTTCGAGGTCATTACATAACGAAGACAAAACATTTTTGGATGAACTGGTTCGACACGTTTAACCAAACGGCACTTGCTACTGATTATCGAACCGCAACGATACAGGCACTACGCCTATTGCCACAGAACCTTATAATGAATCCAGAAGCCCAATCTGTTGTCGCGGCAGCACGAATGGTGGGTAAGGGACAAAAAGTAGAGGATGTCCGACGTGCACTACAAGCTGGTGGTGACGCTACAGCAAAGTGGATGAGTAAGCTTACGAGAGCATCTAAGTACCATATCAACGTAAATGATATTCTTCGTGGTGGAGATACCATGATCCTTATTGGTGGTCGCCCATATAAGGCTCAAGATGTTCGAGATCATTTTCTTGGTGCAGGAATCTTTGCTTCGTTTGATACGAGTCAACTTGGAACAAAGATTCAAAATGTTGGGCATTTGTTTTTAGACGAGGCTGCAAAGGCGGGAATGCCTCGCCGCGCATTTAAGTATGTCAAAGACAACATTAAGGGTGCCACGGAAGATCTTGCGGAAGCTTGGTCAGAGCGCGAACGCATTGGGTTGGCACTGACTTTGATGGAGGCTGGTATTGACCCTCGAACAGCCGCAAGGATTACAATAGATGCCCTTTACGATTACGCTGGCAGCATGTCGAAAGCTGATCGGCACTTCTTGGTGGGTTTGTTTTTTCCGTTTTGGGCTTTCCAGAAGAATACGAACCGTCAGTTGTTCGACACGATATTCAGCCCCGAAGGCGCTTACCGTTTAGGTGTTATGCGTCGGGTACACGATAAGGGTTCGGATGCGATTAGTGAGTTGCTTTACAACGCTTCTGTGGATGAGAATGGTATTGACGTTGATGCTTTGCCGCCTGAGTTGAGGCAAAGTTATTTTGCGTTTAAAAATCAGGTGTATGAAAATCTGACACCTGACGGTCGCGTGTCTCCGATGTTACGCGAAGAAATGAGAATGTTTGTAGCGAATTCAAGTGTTGGTTTTTACGGTGGTCAAATGCTGTCGTCAACAGCACCACTTAGCGATGAGTTACGGGCTATTGCAGACCAACTAAAAGATCCTGAAACGGGTGAACCGATACCAATCGATCTTCGGGCTTTGTCGTCATATTATGTTCCTCGTACAGATCGATCCTCAATGGCTTCGTACCAGCGAAATAGAATCTCTGTTCGATGGCCGTACACCCCGCCCGATTATGAGGATGTGGCGCGTGACCCTGAGATACCAAAAGAGTTTCGCGACAATATGAAAACGTGGTTGGATTTGTATCGAATGAGAAATCCAGATGCACCATATTCAGCTTTGTTCCTACCTGAAACAAGCTACATGGCTGCGTATAATCATTTTGCTCATTTGATCTCATTCGGTCTACTTTTAGCTGGTGAGGTAGAAAAGCTTGGAGATAAATGGTTTACGGATGAAGACGATGGTGCAGATATTATTTCACCTTTGGTGCCGTTTGAGGCTTTGGTAAATCCGGCACGCTCACCGATGCTCAAAGATCCTATGGCAGCGGCAGGTATGACTAAACCTGGTATGCCTAAACGAATCTCAGCTTCGGTGGTCCATTGGGCTGAGTACTTAAACATCATGGTCCTTGAATTAGATGAGAATGATGATCCTTGGTCATTGGTCGAACCAGAAGGTGATGAGGCACCCGATTTAAGTCAGTACGATCGGGAGCCCTTGAGTTTGGTTAAGGAAGGTAAGGTTTACTACTTAGCACCTGGAATACCGAGTATGGCTTTTGAGAATAGTGGCCTACAGGAAATAAATAACTTTATGTTGTTGGCCGAAAGAACTGGACCTGAAAGGGCTGCGGGTCTACGTGGTCAAATGCAACGAGCAATTAGGGTAGCTACGGGACTAGAATTAAAAGACATTTCACGAGCAAAAAGTGCTCGATCAGACATGTACAAAGCAAAAGAAGAAGCGTCCGATAAGACAAAGAAAAAGTTGACGGGTAAAAATTAATCGGGTGTGAATAATTCGTACCTACTTTATGTTACTGTTTTGGTGTTACAATAGGCACACCGCAAGCCAGGAGCCACAAAATGAGTGTCTTAGATCGAAGATTCGGTTTTTCTATTGCTGAAGGAATTAGTGTTACGGGAGCGTTTACTTCCCCCGGTCCTATAGCTATCGCAAAAGACTCAGACGTAATTAATTCGAATGATGTTCCTCACGACTGCTTTATTGAGTCACTTGAACTAGAACTTTCGAGCATTTCAGACGGTGATAAGGTAACTGTTTACCTTGCTAGAGATTCTGCGGGTAACGTACCGCTTACGTCTGCGCATCTAGATGGCGCAACGCAACGAGTCACTGTGTTGAATCCTGGTGTATCAACTACAGGTGGTTGCTCTTTTCAAATTAATAAAGACTTTCACTTTGACGGAACCGTAAGCAGTTCTACTAAGGGCACTTTATACTTGCTTATTAAGTGTGTCGATAGTGGTGGTGTGGCAGCACCATGTACGGCTGATGCAAGACTTAACTGGAGAGCATAATGAGCAATCTTGTTGGAAATCTTTTTGATTCATCCGTCAATGCTGATGCCGACGGAAATGTTGAGATTGATGGAAGCCTAACTGTAAAGGGTGCGACTACCACAGTCTCAACTACGAATACTGTTGTAAAAGATAAACTCATTGAATTGGGTAATGGGTCTTCCGGTAGTGCCAGTGGTGACGCTGGCATTATCGTTGAGCGTGGAAGCGACACTAATGCTGGTCTTGTTTGGGATGAGAGTACGGATACCTGGGTTGCGTGTACTACATCAGCTACTGGTGCAAGTACCGGCGATCTCACGCTTACCAATGCGGCATTGAAGGCTTCGGTTATTACTGCGTCCACCAGCTTGACGCTTGCGAGCGGCGCCACAGTTACTGCGATCAATGATGAAGACGCAATGGGGTCAAACAGTGCAACTGCACTGGCGACTCAACAAAGCATCAAGGCTTACGTTGATTCTCAAACGTCCGGTGCCGGTAACATGGACAACTGGATCTTAGAGGATGACGACGGTACCGAAGTCACAGTATCCAACGGTAAGGAAGTAAAGTTTATTGGTTCCGGTCTTACAACCAACTTTACAGATACCTCTGATGGTAGCGATGGAGACCCATTCGATCTTACATTTACTGTGGATGCCGCACAGACGGGCATCACGTCAGTCGTGAACACTAGTCTTGAGATCGGTCGCGATGCAGACAACCGCATTAAGTTTGGTACAGACAACCAGATCATCTTTGAGGTTGATGGTGGTGATAATGTCATCTTCAAGACTAGCGGCGAGATTGAAGCCACCTCATTGGACATCAGTGGTGATGCCGACAT